TTTGGAGCAACCTCAATAGGCTTCCCAGCGAACTGCATAGAACGCATAGACGGAAGGACCTTCTTCTTTCTTACGAACTTATTATAAACATTTACAATCTCGTCAGTTAATTCAGGATAGTTTTTTATATGCATTTGCATGTTTCTGTTGACTAACTCATCCCAAGTTTCCCGACGATTTAAATCAGGAAGGTATTTGGCGTATTTCATGTGGACTGTAATGTCCGATAAGATCTTTGTTGCTATTTCCATCAATCACCTCCTTTTTTTGTGTCTAACAGGTTTCTATACTGATCTTTCAAATGGTTCATTTGGCGCGTTGCTGTATTCTTTTTTAGGTCTTCGATACTTTCGTTTGTTGGCTCCAAAACACGAATTTTTACATTGCTCGTATCCATAAACACGGGAAAAATAATCCCGTCTGCGCCGTTTCTATTCTTGGCGACATAAAGTCTGCCGGTGTTGTTGCTCCGATCTTCAATTGTACGAGACAGAGAAAAGATAAAATCGGCAACAAAACACTTGTTGAATGCTTCTGAGATTGCTTCCATTGTTACAATCTCCGCATTCACACCGGATCTGTTCGTTTGTGATGCTGTCCATAGTGGACACTTGTATTTTTGAGCGAGGCCACGAAGCGATTCATAAATCGATTCCAAGTCATGCCTCTTATCTTTATAACTAGTTGATGGCTTGAGAAGATCTGCATAGTCAACGATGATCATACCCACTTCTACCCCCCTAGAAACCAACTTTTCTAAATGTCTATCGAGGGTTACAGTTTTTGCAAATTTTGTTGGATAAGATTTCACAACAAGCGCTCCTGGGACTTCTTTGATCGAATCCAGCACATCTTCTTGTCTATCTTTGAGATCATTGAGTTTGATCTCGGAAATACAAGAGTCGTATCGTTGCGCAACTACCTTATCTGAAAGTTCTAATGTGTAGTGAACAACTGTTTTCCCTTCTTGTACTGCAGCGGCTCCCAAATGAACGAGAGCCATTGACTTTCCTGCTCCCGTTGGAGCAATACACACTCCCAGTTCCTCTGCGCCAAGCCCGCCTTGAGAAAGTCCGTCAATCAAATCCCACCCTGTTGTTACTGGATGTCTCGGCCTTTCTACATAACGCGCTTCAAAATCTTTAATAAAATCATGACCAAAATCATTGTCCATCCCTAGTTTTAGTGCTTCATCAATAACTCCCTTGACTTCATCAAAAGACGAAACCTTGATAAGAGAGATAGAATGAATAATTGCTTCTTGTAGTTTTTGCTTCTTGCAAAAGTCCAGCGCTTGGTTCTTGATGAACTCTGCGTCTGCAATGCTCTTGTTCCCGATTGCTTTTGCGACAAAGTTTCTAATAACTTTTTGTGTGCTCTCGGGAAGATCCGAGATCTCGGTTCTAATGAGGGTCTCTAAAGTATCCTCACACGGATGAACTTTGTATTCGGCTCGGTGCTTGAAGATAAGCTTGGTAAGTTCTTGTAGCGCTTTATTCTCAAAGAATGAGATATCCAACACTTCTTCCATCTGATCAGCAAAAGGACGATCAAAAATGATCAACTTACATAACTTTTCCTGAAATGACTTTCCAAACCGCTCAAAGTCGGCTTTATCGTATGGGGAGTCAACTAGCATATTCATTATTCCTCCTTGCTTTGTCGTTCTGCCTATTCACTACAATGCGTGAATAAAGCTTGAGCGATGTCCAGTCATAGGCTCCAATGCCATCTCGAATAAAGTGTGCGTCAAAGTCTTTTTGGGAGTAAGAAAATGGCTGGTTGTGTGTGTCTCTAATCGCGTCCGAAACCACAATGGGAATGTTCGGCGCATACAACTGCATCATTTTATAATTACTCTGTAAAAGATCTTTTGAGTTCAAAATTTTGGTATGGATTGACTTTTTGTCCTCGACATTCTCGCATATTTTATAGATGGAGTCAAGGCCATAAATCTTCTCTTCGGAAAGAAAAGGAAAGTGCTTTACGAGGGTTTTCATTCCTAACCCCTTGATACCAGGAAGGTTATCCGATCGATCGCCGTCTACTGAGCGTGCAAAGGCCATATTGTTCGGGTGAACTTTATAGCCCTCTACAACAGTTTTTGTTGTTTCGAACTTATCTGCGATTGGACGATAAACAATAACCTTATTACTACAAAGTTGTAGAAAGTCCTTATCGCTGGATACAATCACTTTTACTTTGTCTCTTGCGTCTGGCATAGAGCATAGATAGGCTACTACATCGTCAGCCTCAATGCCGTCATACATATATTGCTTTGTCGGCAAGAAGTCGAGATACTCCATTAGTTTGATCTGTTGCCAGATCTTATTCTTCATTTTTTCGTCATCGGTTAGATTATCGTAATTCCAGTTAACTTTAATCGGTTTCCGACCTTCTTTGTATCCTTTGTTCTCGGATCTCTTTCTTACGGCTCCCCCCGGGCCATCCCAACAAATGTGAACTTCGTTGGGTTCGATCTCCCTAATACATTTTTGTAATGACTTCAGGAAACCATAAAACCCCCCAATTGGATCACCATTGGGACCAAGCGAGGGGTTGACTACGTAGGATCTCAAAAACATATTGAGAGCATCTACGATCATTATTTTTTCATTCTGCATGTGCAAACCACCTGTGTGATAGAAAATACTCTTCCAGTTGTGCTGCGACAACTGGCGGCAAGTAATTAATCTCGTGCATTTTCTCATCATTATTTTCTTTAATGATAAGTTTCTTTACACTTGCCCTTCTTGAATTGGAAGTATCCCAAACTCCTTTGAAATGCTTCTCAATCTGTTTTCGATCCAATGCGATCTGTTTTGGCGTTAGGACCTGAAAAGTCCCGGGGGACGAACGCCTCAAATGTCCCCCTGATGTAGTTAGGCCGTACCATCCTGTTGCGATACTGTATTTCCCTTCTTCATCTATCTCTCTAATCACTCCGTATCTTTCTCCCGGTGAGGGGTTATAATACTCTACTAATCCTCCAATCAAAATCTTATCTCTCCTACCTCATCTTTTCCCACTGAATAAATAACCTTTTTTATACCCACATATTCCATTGCTGCTTGACACATTTGACAAGGTTTTGATAATTTCCAGTCACCTGTTTTATTTACACGAACGACATAAACATGCGAACTACTTGTGGAATCTCTATCGACTCCTAAAATAGCTCCAAGTTCGGCGTGTACAGTGGCGTGACTCGGACATTCTTTAAATCTTGCAGCAAACGAACTATACTGGTTCTTGTTTGTGCTTATGCTTAGTACCGATGACCCTTTGGCTAAAACTGCCCCGTGTTTGAAATTGCGGAATGAAGAAGTGGCTGCTGTTTTAGCAGCCAACTCCAACATTCTCCGCTCACGACTCGTCGGTGATCTCTTCTGGTTCATAATAGTCCTCTGCATTTCCAGTTCTCTCATCGAACTTTCGTACAACGACTTCATCCATGATCGCCAACGCTTCCTCTCGGAAACCAGGGTCTTCCAGCTCTTTCACCCAGTCAGCAGCACGGAACTTTTTGATAGTCCCATCCCGATAAGTGAGTGTATACCAAGCGCCCGACTTTACGCGATCAGATATCTTGATCGCTTCCAGCCAACTTTCTTCGTCCATAATGGTGGGGTTATCAGTTCCCCATAAGATCTTGAAAGTGCAAGTTCTTCCCTCGGTTCCAAACCGAGACTTTTCGATCTTACATTTCAATTCTTTACCTAAACGAAAACCATTTTCATCTGTAATAAATGCGTTCTTCGCCTTTCGGTTGGTAAGCCACACACGTAATGAATAAACATACGCCAGCGCTTTACCACCTGGGGTGAAATAAGGCGTAGTCATCGCCTCCGCAATGTTTGATGTAATATTGGTTTTTAGTTGATTTAGAATAAGAACAGTTGCTTGTTTGTTAGCTACTGGAATGGATAGTTTTTGAGTTCCCTTGGACATAACGCGCGGCGTCATAGCCATTGATCCTAGCGGATTGAAATCTTTTTCAATGTCCGCTTTACAAGGAGTCATAGCCAAAGAATCCCAAATAAACAATACCCTATCCGTTGTTTGTTCCAAGATCGTCTCGATCATTTCTAGCACATTCTCTACTGTAAGTGCCTGAACATAAAGAAGATCTTCCAAGCTGCAGCCTGCCTTCTCCAAAAAAGAAGGGTCAAGGGCTGACTCGGAATCAAAATAAACAACAGAAATACCCTTCTTTTGAGCGTTCGCAGCGACCTGTGCGGCCATATACGACTTGCCCGTTGATTGAAGGCCAGCAATTTCAGTCCATTTCCCAACAGGGATCCCAGTGACTTTACCCTTACAAACGATAGAGTCTAGCCACCGAGAACCCGTTGGAATCCAGTCTTTGACTTCGGTCGGGTTGTCTTGAGTAAGATCATGGGCGACATTAACGCCCATTTTCTTATTCAAAAGATCTTTTAGATCTTTGATACCCATTAAACCAAGTCAGACAACGCGTCTGCGACGCGAGAAGAGCCGCCGTATGAAGTAGTTTGAGAAGATAGGCTCTCAACGTCCTCATTACCCGACATAAGAAACTCATCAAGAATTTGCTTTACCTCTTCGGGGGTCTTGCGGTTTTGCATACCGTCAATATCGGGCAAGTTTGCGAGCCATCCCTCTGCCTGCTCAGAGTCCTTTGAAAGAACACTTGGCTTTGGACGTGCTCGGACGTCAGTAGTAGGAAAGCCTCCTGCGGGCTTATCATAAGTCACCTTGAGGTCAAAACCCCCATCGGCATCAGTGATATCACCATAATCAGGATCAAGAACAGTGCGAAGCAATTGCTCATACACAGTCTTGGAATATGACCAGACCATAACGCCATCATCCTCACGACCTCGCACCACTACTGGTGAAAAGAAGCGAGCCTTAGCCGAAAGGTCTCTCGCCATAGAGCGACTATCCTCAGAGCCCTCGTCATACAGCTTGCGAACAAACTGATCGAGAACATCTTCCTCGCCAAAGTTCTTCTTC